AGATGATCTAGACATTGCGCAGGTAGCCCCTTACTAATTTTGGTTCTATAGCTCAATTGGATAGAGCAACAGCCTTCTAAGCTGTAGGTTACAAGTTCGACTCTTGTTAGAATCACAACAAAGAAATGTTTAAAAATCATTAAAAAAATTTGGATATTTAAATATTTATTTATATATTTAATCATGTTAAACAATTTAAAAAACAAAGTTATGAAAAACATGTTCGTGTTAATGTTTGTTTGTGCTATGATAGTTACATCTTGCTCAACTAACGAAACCACCACAACCGAAACAACTACTGAGTTAGTTGATTCACTCTATAACGATACTACGGAGTTGGGTGGAAGCGTTGATACTACTGCTGTAGCACAGTAATCAACAAAAATCAAGTCAGGTGGCGGAATTGGTAAACGCAGAAATAATTCTTAATGAAATTCAATGGTATGGTGAGAGTCCATGTAAAATCCTAGTTACCCATTACAGGTTCGAATCCTGTCCTGACTACTAAAAAATAAAAGTTATGTTAGAAACTATCAATCAAATTTCAAATCAATTATTACCATTTCTTGGTATTTGTTTTGTGATTACTTATGTTTATATGTTAATTAAACCTTTTCACAATTTATATAGTAAGAAATGAAACTAAAAAACACACCACACGATATATTTTACTATTTAGTAATAAGTTTATCAACTTTAGTAATTATAGCCCAGATTATTGCTCTTATTGGAAATTTATTTATTTAAGATGGGAAATTTATATTCAAATAGAGTTATAACTCTGTTATGTTTATCAAAGGAGTACATATTTATAATAAATTAAAATAAATTATGAAATTATATGAATTAAGACAAATCATTAAAACTACTATCAAAGAAGTTTTAAATGAACAAAAAGAAATTAATGAAAACAGATTTCTAGATTCTCTTAAGAATCCATTTTTCTCAGCAGGAAAAAATAAAAAAGGATCTGATCCAATACTTACAAAAAGAAACGAAATATATCAAGAAGCCATAAAAGAAATTGATAAGTATAATTTTCATAATCTATTTATAAAAATAAAGGATGATCAAGGCACTAAAACCTACCGTGGGGATGAGGCAAATTTAAAATTAGAAATAAATTTAAAATTAGATGTAACCGCAAAAGAACTACCAACGCTTAAAAAGATAATGCCAAAACTGTTTGAAAAAAATGGCGAGAGCTGGTCCACTAATTTGGAAAAATCAAGTGGGGTAATACCAGCAAATTTTTTATTTTTAGCAGATAAATATCAGAATGGTAAGAGGATGATAAGCTCTGAGAAAGACTCAAAAATAATAATGAAGAATGAATTAGATAAGTTTCTAGCACAAAACCCAAAAGTATTAGACATAGATTAAAATAATAAGCTTACTACACAAAAATACGTTTATTTTTTATTAAAAATTCATTTATTTAAAATGAAGAATTTATATTTAGGTCATGGTTATATTGGTGGAATATGTGCTGGATTAGGTGAATGGTCAAATATTCCCCCAATACTTTGGAGAATAGGATTTTTATTTATATTCCCATACGCATTTTGGGTATATATACTTCTTTGGATATTTTTACCTAAAAAATAATTTATTTGTTCCCGTAGCTTAGTAGGTTAGAGCAACTGACTCATAATCAGTAGGTCGTAGGTTCGAACCCTACCAGGAACACTATAGTATGAAAAAATTTCGTTTAGTAGATAATAATTATGTTGATCCAATAGAGCATACATTGGATGTTTTAAAAATGTATCCATCAACCAAAATATATATTGGTACTGATTCTCAAAATATAGGAATACAAACGGTATATGTAACTGCTATTGCTTATAGGTTTGGTGTTCGGGGGGTTCATTACATTTATAGTAAAGAAAAAATACCTGTCATAAAAGATTTATTTAAGCGTTTGTTTGAAGAATGCTCTCGTACAATAGAAACTGCTGAATGGTTTACTCAACAAATAAATCTAAAAGTAGAATTAGATATGGATTATAATGAAAATGAATATCGTCCTTCAAATCGATTAGTATCTGCTACTAGGGGGTGGGCAAATTCTTTAGGATATAAAGTAAATATAAAACCTTATTCTCAAATAGCTACTAAAGCAGCAGACTATCATTGTTCGTAATATATTTTTAGAGATAATATATTTATATGTGAGATGGATATAAACAAAATTTTTAGCTCATTTACTAGTGAGGATGATGATATTACTGTAATTGATTTTTCTGAGCATCCTACTTATTTATTGGGTATGTTTAAAAGATTAATTTTAAATCATAAAAATTTCTTTATAAAAAATCTTATTTTTCTTTTAAAATCAAATCAGGAAATTGATCATGATGATATTAAAAGTTTAGGTGATATGATGATATATAATAGGGCTTTTTCTTATATAGAAAAAATAGATTTATCTAATGCCGCTCATATCCAAGTAGTAGAGAATAATTATACTCCTCAATTAATAGTATCATTAGATTCTGCTATTTCATATTTTGAAAATATGGAGGAATATGAAAAATGTGCCCATATATTAAAAATTAAGAAAATTTTTGCAGAAAAAATAAAGTAAACTTGGTTTTACTTGATATTATATTTATATTTCCATCATAAAACTATTACTATGAAAAATCGAAACATCATAATGCGAAGACTAGAGAAAGCAGAGGGTAATATCTCTAAACTATTTTTAGTACTCCAACGAGTAGGTTCTAGAGAAGAATTTGAAGCTATTCTTAAGGATACACAAGAAGTTATCCAAGATGCTAAAGCCTTTGTTCAACAAGAACCTATGGGATCGCATGAATTAAATTAAAAAATAAATAGTTATGAAACTTACTGCAGAACAAATTCAAGAAAATTGGGATTATTTTATCCAACACATCAATACATGGGTATCTTCCCCCCGTAAAGAAAAACTACTAGAATTTTACGAGCAATATAAAGATCGTTTAATTCTAATGCCCGCAGCCCATAAAAAAGAATATCACAACTCATTTCCAGGAGGCTATATTGAACACGTTAATCGCGTTGTAGATTGTGCTCTTAAACTTAATAATTTGTGGGGTGAAATGGGAGCAGATTTAACTACATATACAATTGAAGAACTTGTATTTTCTGCTATTAACCACGATTTGGGTAAAATGGGAGACGAAATAAATGAATCTTATATCCCTCAAACAGACCAATGGCGCAAAGATAAACTAGGTGAAGATTATATGTTTAATAACAAAGTAGCATTTGCTTCAATTCCTGATCGTGGTTTATATTTGCTCCAATCTCATGGAGTTCAGTATTCATTTAATGAAATGTTAGCTATTCAAACCCACGATGGTTTATACGATGAAGCTAATAAAAAATATCTTCATACATTTATGCCTGAACAAAAACCACGTACTTGTCTCCCATTTATTTTACACCAAGCAGATTTAATGGCAGCAAGAATTGAATTTGAAAGAGAATGGTTACCAAAATTCAAAAATTCCGTGGAAACCCCTAAAAAGAATTTTACATTAGATACTAGTACTAAACCTAACACTAAACCTGCTATAAACAAACAGCAAAAAGCATTAAGTACACTTAAAAGTGAAAGCTTAAAAAATCTATTAGATAATATATGATAATTCTAACAATAATTTTAGCGTTAATGGTCGTGGTCCTTGGATACACGACCTTTAACCTTCTACGCAAAAATGAAAAGCAAGAAGATATCCTTACAGGATATATGATTTATTTAAATAAAGTTTCTAAAATTATAGATGAATCAGATAGGAAACTAAAAGAAATAGACCATCGAGGCTCATTTAAAGCAGATGACGAAATTGGTTTTTTCTTTGAAAGTGTTAAGAGTATTCAAACTATTCTTAATTCTTTTAATATAAAAAACTTATAATGGTATATTTTACTCAAGATACAGAAGATGCTATTATTAAATATAATAACGAGCACGATCCTATTATTAAAAATAAAATATACGAAAGAAAGATACACTATCCTTTCTTTAAATTAACTGAAAATATAGTTCATACCTTTAAATTTTATTATACTGAGGTTGAAAATATTGAAGACCTACAACACGAAGTAATAACATTTCTTCTTTCTAAAATACACCTATTTGACCCTTCTAAAGGAACAAAAGCATATTCATATTTTGGAACAATAGCAAAACGCTATTTGATATTATCCAACCAGAAAAATTATAAAAAGCGATTAGATATTATTCCTATAGAAGAACTATACGAAGATGAAAACTACTCATACGAACTAGAAGAAAACTATACAAATAATAAAATTTCAGAGTTTATGGATTTATATGTAGATTTCTGTACTAAAAATATATTTAAAATATTTCCAAAAGAAGCAGATGCTCGAGTAGCTGATGCTATATTGGAATTATTTCGTAAAAGAGACCATTTAACCATTTTCAACAAGAAGGCACTTTATATTTATATTCGCGAGCAAATCGATGTTAAAACACCTAAGATCACTAAAGTAGCCAATCATTTATATAAATTATATAAATCTCATTATTTATTTTATGAAGAAAATGGTTATATGAAAGTTTGACATAACTATATTTATAATAAAATAGTATGAGCCAATTTGATAAAATCGTATTCGGTAAAAAATCTTTTTCTAGCATACTAGAAGAAATATACGAAAACCAAAAGAAAAAAGATAAACAAATATCTACACTTATCTCGGAATTAAAACCATTAATAAATGAGATAGGCGATGCTACTCTTATAGTTCCTTTAATTAAAGAATATATGGAAATAGGAGTTAAAAACGACGATTTACTTGTTAAAATGGCAGCATTAGCCCAACGAGCTATAGCTAGCCAAGCATCAGGCGACCCATTGACAATATCTGATGCTGAAAAAGAGCAATTATTAGCCGCTATTAATAATATAAAGGAAGAGTAATGGCAGATAGATTTTATAGTAATGAATCTTCTGTTAGAATTAATAATCCAAATATTGATAATGGAAATATACAAAATATATTTCGTAATATTGATAATACTATAACAACAGGAAGGGTAGTTGATATCGTATTGACCCCCAACCATAATAGATTTAAAGATGTTGGTGGGTGGAATGGATTAGGAACTATAATATATGAAAATAATCTTCAAAAGAACATTCTACAAAATCCTTTAGTAGGTCCCCCTACGAATCTTTCAAATAATTTTGCTAGACCATTATTTCCTAATATTAAAAATTATCCTTTAGTAAATGAAATAGTTTTTCTAATAAATTTATCTGATACAAATATAGGGAAAGATATTACCTCTAAAGAAATATACTATATAAGTATAACATCATTATGGAATCATCCTCACCACAATGGATACCCTGAATTTCCTAATGTCCCCCCTCAGTCTCAGCAGGTTGATTATACCCAAAGTTTAGCAGGAGCTGTGCGAAGAGTTACTGATAAATTTACAGACATATATTTAGGAAACACATTTAAGGAGCGCTCTAATATCCATCCTCTTTTACCTTTTGAAGGAGATGTAATAATGGAAGGAAGATGGGGAAATAGTATTCGTTTTGGATCAACTGTAAAAGAAAGACCTAATAACTGGTCAACTACGGGATCAAACGGAGACCCTATTACTATTTTAAGAAATGGACAAGGAGATAATCGTCCTGAAGGGTGGTTACCTACAGTAGAGGATATAAATAAAGATAATTCTTCTATTTATTTAACTTCAACCCAAAAAATTCCTATAAATGTTGCTAGTATTAATAATTATATTAGTTATAATTCAAACCCCCCACAATCCCCAAATGTA